GAATACTTGGTGAACAAGACAGACGACCAGCTTCTGTCGCTGGAGAAGCTGTTGCGTATTCGTGCTACACGACTGAGGTTTGCCCAGGATTGTCACAGAAGCACCAACGGCAATCGGATGCAATTCGACGCATACCCCCACATCGTCGAGCTGTACAACAACCCGTCGCCACACATCGTGTTGCAGGGGTGTGTTCAAAGTATGAAGGCGTTGCCGAATGACGCCCTAGTTCACACGCCTAGCGGGTGGAGGCGGAACGGCGACCTGAAGATCGGTGACGCTGTAACGCGTCCAAGTGGTGGCGAGGCCCACATTACTCACGTGCAACCATTTGCACAGAAGCAGATGTACTCCTTCACACTGTCGGATGGGCGAACAGTGGAAAGCTGCGAGGATCATCTGTGGGAGGTTCTGAGAGACGCTGATTGGGAAGTCTTATCCACGAAGGAGATCGTTTCCGCACTCACTACAGGTACGCAGTTCACGCTCCCCACTCCTGTTGCGGTAGAGAAACCCCATGCCGATGTTCCGTTGAACCCCTACGTTCTTGGCCGCTTCCTCGCCAGCAGGCATCCCGTTTCCGATCGTAGTTTGTTCGACGTACTTGCGTCGATGGGTCTGTTTAGGAATAAAGTAGACGATAAGTTTGTGCCACATGCGTACAAAGAAAACTCGGTTGTGGTTCGTCAGGCTGTGCTGCGAGGCATCTATGATACCTACTGTACCGTCGATAAAGGCATCGAATTTGAGATGACATCCAAGCAGTTAGTGGAGGATGTGCGGGAGATTGTCTGGTCGCTGGGTGGCACGGCTAGTAAGGTAGACAAACGAGGCGGATACTGGGTCAACGACGCCGGTGAGCGAGTTGATAGCCAATACTCCTATTCGACCCACATTTCGTGGCCTAACCCGAACGGAAATAGTGGCCCTAAGATCGAAAGTGCTTCGCCGTCCGAGGTCACAGACGCAACTTGTATCATGTTGGATGACGACGAGCACCTGTATCTCACGAACAACTACGTGGTTACTCATAACAGTGAGTGGCTGATTGTTGACCACTTTGCTATGGCCCACGAGGGTCTGTCGGTGTTTTTCGTTGTGCCGAAGTTCGAGATGCGTAACACGTTTGTTCAGAACCGCGTCAACCGGTGTGTTGAGCGCGTAGACGAATACAAGAAGATCATCGGCGAGTCGTTCTTCGACAGCATCGCAATCAAGTCCTTCGGCAAAGGAGTTATCAAGTACGTCGGGTCTAACGTGCTGTCCGACTTCAAAGAGTTCCCGGCAGACGCCATCTTCATTGACGAGGTTGACGAGTGCGATGCAGATAATGTGCATTACGGTCGCGACCGCCTTCGAGGTTCGCCGTTCCAGTTCATCAGGCAAGTAGGGAACCCCAAGTTTGAAGGCAAAGGTATCCACGCCTTCTTCCTAGAGAGCGACGGCAGAGAGTGGTTTGTGCCATGCTCGACGTGTGGCAAAATGGCAGAGACAGATTGGTTCACGACTGTTGTCGAGGCGGTAAAAGACAAAGAAGGCAACACCCTCAACTATAAACTACGAGACACCGAGTGGGTTGCTGGTATTGGTCGTGATATACGAATGATCTGTCCATTGTGTGGTGGCACACTAGAGCGAGCCAGCAAGCGCGGGGTTTGGGTTCCTGCGAGGCCAGAAAGCACCGTTGTGGGTTACCACATGAGTATGCTATGCAGTCCCATCAACTCGGTGTCCGGGATGTGGGCGGAGTTCGCCAAGGCACAGAACGACCCTCGGCGTCTACAGCAGTTCTACAACTCATGCCTCGGTCTGCCCTATTCAGCAGAAGGCAGCAAGGTCACAGAAAACCTGCTTGTTAATAGTGTTGACCCGAACATGCACTTCGTGGTCGAAGGAACGCTGGCGCACCTTCCAGACCACAAACACCCCGGCCCGTGTGTGATGGGCATTGACGTTGGTGGGAACTTCGACGTTCACATTAGCTCGAAGGAAGACAACCCGAGGCGTCGCGCGGCCTGCATCGGGAAGGTAAAGCAACTGGACGACCTGTTCGATCTCGTCAAGCGGTACAACGTCCAGCATTGTGTGATCGACTCCATGCCAGAAGCAAACCTCGCAAGAGACTTCCAGCTTGGGTGCATACCACTCGGGTGTGATGTGTGGCTGTGCCGCTACGGTTCTGAAGGCGTCGATCGAGGGCATCAACTAAACGCGATGACCCGCGTCATTACAGTAGACAGAACCTCCGCTCTCGATAAATCTTTCGGCCAATTACGGGCGGCCCAGAACATTCTGCCAGTGAACTTCGGAACAATTCAGGGCTTCGTTGACGAGATGTGCCTTCCTATTCGTCAGGTCACCACAGACAATCGTGGCAACACGAAGTACGAATGGAAGAAGGGCGCGGATCATGCTCGGCACGCAGACACGTATGCAATGCTAGCCAACGAGCTTTTTGGTGAGGCTATGATAGAGGACGTTTATGTCGGATGACATTCAAATCGTGACCGACCAAAAGGCGCAAGACATCATGGCTGCCGCTGCGCCGGACAATCCCGCCGAGGTGGTCATAACTGAAGCCTTCATTACTGATGAAGGAGACGTTGTGTCAAACGGGGAGTTCATGGCCAATTTCTCCAAGATGGCACAGAAGAAGGCACGTGGTGACGATGACGTCAGCGCGTCAAGCCTGAAGGTCGGCATACAGAAATACATTGAGGGCTCCAGCCAATCCTCACTCGGAACAAACGAAGGCGCGACCCTATCAGACGAGCCCGTCGTCGAGCCCCCGTACGACCCCTCCATTCTGGCCACCTTCCTCGACCTTGACGAGACGCACTATCGTTGTGTGCGGGCCAAGACGACCGATTCAGTTGGGCGACCCTGGTCGTTGCGACTAGCACGATTGCCGGATGGAACGCAGGTTGACCCCGCAGCCATCACAGATCAATTGAAGACGCAAGCGAAGGCAGAGACAGTCGCCATCATGGAGTTTGTTGAGGAGTGCAACGACGCCCTGGGGTTCAACAGCGTAGTTCAGCGTGCTTGCATGAACTACGAGGCAATTGGTTGGGGTGCTCTTGAAGTGATCCGTTCGAGGGACAAGAAAATCCGTCGCCTTGACCAGATTCCAGCCGAACGCGTGAAGGTTCTGAGAGGCTGGAAGGGTTTCGTTGAGGAAATTGCTCCAAGGAAGTATCGGTACTACCAACCGTTCGGGCAGAAGGTCGTTAGCACAACTCGTAAAGACCCCATCACTGGACGGCCCGAGACGTACAACCCCGTGAAAGACGGTCCGATCAACAGCCGAAGGACGGCGTGGAACTTCGTTGACAAGAACACCGGGAAACCTACGGATTCATACGAAGACTCTGCGACAGAGGTGATTTACGTTCCGAAGGACCACGTCAACTCAATCTACTATGGTATCCCGGACATCATCTCGGCAGCTACCAGCCTCCTGACCAACGTGAACATCCGCGAGTACGTTCTACAGTTCTTCGAGAACAACACCATTCCGCGTTACGCCATCGTGATTGAAGGCGCCAATATGTCGCCTGACGTGAAGAAACTTGTTACCCAGTTCTTCAAAGAGGGCATCAAGGGTAAGAACCACAAGACCCTGATCGTACCCATTCCCGCGACCGGCGGACAGGTTAAGGTAGACTTCAAGAGGCTAGACGCGGACGCGCAAGAAGCAAGTTTCCAAGAGACGTATAAGGCGCAGAGAAGCAACATTCTTGTCGCACACGGTGTGAGTCCTGCGATCATTGGCATTGCCGAAGCAGCCAACCTAGGCAGCGGCAAGGGTCTTTCGCAGGCAGAAATCTACAAGGATCGCATCGTTACGCCACAGCAGAGTCTATGGGAGAACCACATTAACAGGTTGTTCCGTTACGGCCTCGGCGTGCTTACCGTACAGCTTGAATACAACGACCTCGATATCCGAGACGAGGACGCCGAGTCACAGATTGTCGAACGATACGTCAAGAATGGCGTAATGACCCGCGATGAAGGCCGCGAGCGAGTGCGAGTTGGTGGTTCGATAGACGGCGGTGACGTCGCAACAATCAGTGATCGCACCATTATGCCCGTTGAAACGCTGGACGGACTTGCGGAGAGCAACCAAACACTACGAGACACCGAAGCGGAGTCGCGCGCGATTGAAGAAGAGATACGCTTGCGTGACGAGCAACGAGAAACCGAGCAGCCTACAGTATGACCGCTACGTTAGAAGCACAACTCGTAACAAAGCAAGCCGAGAGCTTCCTGGTCCGTTCAGCCACGAAGGGCAAGAGGCTATCCGTTGAGAAGCACTTCGAGAACAGGCTGCTTGAGCTGCTGAATCTGTGGAATACTGAATTGGCCGATCTCCTGCTAGAAAGAGGTGTTCTGGACGCCGCTCAACGGCAGGCAAGAGTTCTAAAAGCTAGTGACCTAACAGACGAGGAATACAAGAAAGCCACCGAAGGCACGATTACTCAACTGTTCGCTTTGGCGTTCGATACCATCATCGAGAGCGATCTTCGTAGGGCATTATCCATTCTGTGGACGACGAACATAATCCTCGCATACGAACTAGGTGCAATCGTTGCACTAGAACACCTTGGCGTCAATGCCATGGTCAAGAGGGTCGCAACCAAAGCCGCCGAGGTCTTCGTTTTCGAGCTTACGGACGCCGAGGTCATAGCGGCGCTTGAGAACCGCGCGATTAAGTACGGGCGAGGTCTCACCGCCGAGACGATCCAAGACGCACGATCAGCCGTGAAGGATGGGTTCTTCTTAGGCACAAAGACGATTGACGAGGTCGCTGCAACTATCAGGGCGGGCAATGGAACGTCCGCGTGGCGGGCATTGAAGATCGCACGCACCGAAACACAGGCCGCGTACAGCACCGCCATGTTCGATATGTACTACAGGTCGGGTGTGCGGCGTAAACGCTGGCTGACGGTCGGCGATCAACGCGTGAGGCCGTCTCACGTAGATAACGCGTCTGCTGGCTGGCTTACAGCGGTAGATACGTTCCCGTCTGGCCAACTCCACCCCGGAGAAGGGGTCGATTCCGTCAACTGCCGATGCTCGTTGCAAGCCGACCTGGACGATCCCCAACTAATCCTAACACCGTGGGACGGCAGTGGTTTTTCAATCCCACCGTCTGTTCCGATTGCATAGGAATACGCTAGATGGAAACCATCACGAAAACAGGCGACCGTCAACTCCTTAGTGTATCCGCGCCAATGAGTTTGGCCGAACCTATGGACGATACCGATGTCGCTAAGATACGTGGGTTCATGTCGGTTGAACTTGAGGACCGCAGCGGAGACTTTGTGCCCGCAGACGAGTTCAATATCAAGAGCTTCATGGCGAAGCCGGTCTTGATGTACAACCACCGTTTTTGGCGCGACGCACACGGAAACGAGATTTCCATTGGCGTCGTTAAAGATATGTTCGTGGCTTCGATTGCGAATATCGAAGGCGACACCGAGAACTACGCCGTAGTTCGTACAGACACGAATGAGATTGCAGACACCTTCCCAAAGCGGCTCGCCATAGACATGCGTGTCGGAATGAAAGGTGTTTGGGCAGTCGCAGAGATCACCGTTCCAGAGGTTGCTCAGAAAGTCAAAGATGGCGAACTGAACGCATTCAGTTGGCGTGGGCTTGCGAGGGTTGGCAGCCGAGAGCTACCCGACGGAACAATCCAGAAGCTGTTAGCAGACATCGACTTGTTTGAACTCAGCACAGTTTACATTCCTGACAACCCTGCCGCCACCTTCGCAGTCGGTAAGGGTTTTGACGATACCGCAGACGACTTGATTCTATATTCGATTCGTCTGGACAAGACACGATTTGAAACAGATGGTATGGCAAACGAGTACCTGAGATTACACGAACTGGATAACGACGGAGTACACGAGGACACATCAGCCTATTACGCAGTCCAGAAATCTCTCGACGATTTCCAAGAGCGTAGTTTGGTCGCAGTGAAAATAGCAGCGGGTGTTAAAGCCGTTGTCGGTCCTCTCAAAGAGAAATCTCAACCGATTCCCGAAGGGATTGGCACGCTGCTGGAGGATAGTCTTCTCCATCAGTTCAAACAATGGGCAAACCTACAGGAGCCTCTTATGAGCAACGAAGATACGAAGGCTTCCGATACGATGGACGAGACCGTCGAGGAAGCTACGAAGGAAAGTCCCGAAATGTCCGACGCAGACCAGCGGCTGCTCGAAGCGATTAAGACGGCTGTTGTTGCCGGTGTCGCTGAAAGCGTCCCCGCCATTTTGTCTGACACCATGACCCCGACGCTGCAAGGCATCGCAGACACTCTCAAGAGCGTTGGCGACGTCATGCGGACCTTCGCAGAGAAGCAGAGCGAGGTCACCGTCGAAACCGAAGATGCCGAAGACGGCGCAGAAGCCGCCGAAGACGAGACTGTCGCCACAGAGGGCGATGCCGAAGACACTACGGCCGACACCCTGAAGTCGATGGCTGATATGCTGAAGAAGGTTACAGAGCAACAGGCTCAAACCGAAGAGCAGCTTCTTTCTTTCGCCAAGTCCGCACAGGCCGCTATGACCCGTGACGAGGTTATCGAAACCGTCGAGGAAGACCCGAACGCGGTCTTGGACTCACAGTTCCCCTTCGACTAAAACTAACCCGCTACAGCAATCCACCACGACCTTTCAGGAGAATACTCACATGAGTGCAGAGAACTACACGATCCCGCTCAGTCGCATCAAGAAGACCGCGAT